ACAGAAGCAGAAAAAACAGAAGAAACCACTACAGATGTTCCTGTAACAGAAGCAGAAAAAACAGAAGAAACCACTACAGATGTTCCTGTAACAGAAGCAGAAAAAACAGAAGAAACCACTACAGATGTTCCTGTAACAGAAGCAGAAAAAACAGATGATGCTGCTCAAGAAATAAATGAATTAAATGCATTATCGTTAGAAGATAGTAAAAAAACATTAAAAGAAACATTAACAAAACTTCCAAATATCTGGGAACGGATGGAAAAACGCATTCAATCAATTTCTTCTCAAGAAGGAGCAGGAAAAAAGAAAAGGAAAAAAAGAAGAAAATCTAAAAGAAGAAAATCTAAAAGAAGAAAATCTAAAAGAAGAAAATCCAAACGAAAACGTTCAAGAAAAAGATAATTATCTCTCCAAATTTATAAAGTACAATTAATAATTTATAAATTTAAATTAAATTTCACTTAATTGTTTAATCACCTTTGTAATGAAATAATAGGTTGTACCAAACATTACCGTTTTTACAAAATATCCGGAAAAACTGGGATTACCATCTCTTTGGAATAGAGAGGGTGCATATTTAGATAAGGATTTTTGAAAAATAGGTAATTGAAAAAGAAAAAAAAGAATCATAACCATAAGTGGAGTTTGGAGTTCTTCATACATAATATCCAATCTATCTTGTTCTACTTTTTTATTTTGACTTTGTTTTATTAAATCTTTCATTGAACTTTCTTCCTCGATATAATTTGTATTTGTTGGTTTTGGAATAAAATTTGGTTTAATTTGTTCATCTTGAGTAATATGATTATTATTTGTAGATATTTCTCTATTTGATAATGCAGTAGCTCCTCCTGCTTGTTGTAAACCTTGAACAATTTGATGAATTGATTCTTGAGAAAGTTCTGTTGTAGCATTATGCGGAGGAATTGTTTCTTGTTGTGGTGGATTTGGAATTTTTTTATTGGTTTCTTTTACTTGCATAACAACATTATTTTGAGGTATCTCATTAGGTAAAGAAGCTATTGCAGTAGCCATATAATAATACTTAATATTGCTATATTATGTATTATTACGCAAAATCAATAATTTTTTTTGTATTATCGCATTTCTCAATATTTTCATTAAAAGTATAACATTTATTATCAAATTTAAATATTTGATTTTGTATTTTTTGTATATTAGGTGCCTTGAAAACAATACAATCTCTATCATTACATACTTTTCTAAATAATGTAGCTAATCCTAATCCTAATATAATAGATATAATTGTTTTACCAACATCACCATATATTAATCTTCTTAAATACATATATATATAAACTGATATTATTTACTGAATATTATATGATCGTATTTTACTTACATCATCTGGACATTTAACTTCTTTTGAGGTAAAGTGAAAACAATTATCTGCCTTATCTTTAAAAGATATTTTATTTTCATTATCCGGATTAGGATAAACATATATTACCTGTGTAGGAGGTAGAGTAATATATGCCACAAATAATCCTAATCCCAAACTAATTAAAAATAATGGAATATTTAAAAATTTCATATACATATTTATATTATTATTTATTTTTGATATTCATCAACTTCAAAATCATTATTTTGTATAACTTGATTTTGAATGTCAATATATTTGGATATAAAATGAAAAATGGGCATTTCTTTTTTACTTAATTTATTATTAGATTGTGATATTTTATCTAAATAAACAACTTGATATTTTAGGTTTCGAATTTGTTTTTGTAATGGGATAATAATATTTTTATAATTTTGAATACTATCATTTAATAACGAATTCTCTCCATTTTGGTTATATAGTTTTATGTTTTTTTTAAAATCACTAACATATTGATTAAACTCTTTCTGTTTAATATCTAATTGTTCTTTTCTAGAAACATATAATGGTGTAGATTGATCGGTTATTTCTTCCCCAGTATCTGGATTAATCTGTGGAATTTCGACCATTGATGTATTTCTATCATAATAATCTTGCATTTCGTTTGCAAATGTTAATATTTTTTCTAAATTCTCTTTATTATTTTGAAATTCATTTAATATTACCTCTTCATTATCTAAATCAAATAATAAATCTAATTTATATTCTGTTATTATTCTTTTCTGTAATATTATTTCTTTTCTCAATTGATCTAATTGATTTGGGATATGAAATACAGTGGGTTTTTTTATTTTGATCCTTAAATTGCAAGGATTATCTATGTTTCCGCATTTTGCGTTAAATCCATCAGGACTATTAAAAATAGTTCCACCAGGCTTACCACAATTTAAACATCTCATTTTTGATTTATATTCTTCTATTGCTTTCTTTTTTTCTTTAGAAGAAGCATTTGGATTTTTTTTTAAAAAATTTTTTTTTGAACTTTCTATTTTTTTATCATAATTTCTTTTTAATTTATTTAATTCTTCAAATGCTTCCAAGTATTCTTCCCATTTTTCTTCATCTGTTATTTTTTTTGATTTTTTTGATAAAGAAGGAGGCGATGATTCAGGAAAATCGCCTTGCTGTGCTGGGTCAGCCATTTGTTCTATATCTTTTTCTTTACCTGTTTCAACATCAACGGCAGCTGGAGAAGCTTTAATTTCTTCTTCTTCTGTAATCCAAGGTTCATCTGGACTTGATTCAAATGCATTATCACTCATTTATATTTATGTCTTATAAAAATTTTTATGTAATAATTCAAAAGGACTTTCAAATTTAGGTAAATTAGTTATTTGTTTATTTAATTGTTTAGCCTTTTTAGCTTCTAATTGTCTAACTCTAGTAAGAAAATAATCTCTTTTTAATTGTTTGGTTTTTTTTCTATCTTCATCCGTTGGTCTTGTTTTATATTTATAAAATAATAAGACTGTTACAATAATAATGAAAAATATTAATAATCCTAAATTTATGTATTTATTAAATAGCATATCTTTTTTAAGTTTACAATTTTTTAATGTTTCTTTTAAAAAATATTTTACACCTGGTTCAGTTAATATAGGTTTTGAAATATCCATATAAATATATTATTAAAATATCAAAAAATTTTATACCTATTATCTATAAATGATTTCGCCATTTACTACATTTATTTATTTCGGAATACTAACAACAGTATATTTTGTTATTAAATTTTTATTGACCGAAAAACATGGTTCTAAAAATAAAAGTTTAGGTATAGTATTAGGAAGTGTATATCTAATTTTTATGATTTTGTTTCAACTTTCAACAAATCTTTCAAATGCAAAAGAGAAATGTGGTGGAACGCCTCAAATAATACCAGCTATAAATTATACAATAATGCCAAATTTATTTATATTTGGTGGATTGTTAATGGCAATGATGTTTTTTCCTGGATGGAAAGCACCATTTTCAAATACAATTGGATATTTATGTGTAATGGGTGCAGGAATTAAAGAAATATTTACTAATGTTCTAAAGACAGATAGTAATAATAAACTTTTAAAAATGGTTTATAGAGATCCATCAATGATGATCAATGAAATGACTCCAGAAAATTTTGATTTGTTTATAAGTAAAATGGGTAGTCCTCCAAATTCAATACTTAGTACGTCTTATAAGAAATATATACCTGAATTGTATAATTTAGTAGTTATTAAAGATAAAATAGCTGAATTTTTATGGTATATATTTACAGGATATCTAGTAATACAAAATTCAAATACCTATATAATGTCAATTAAATGTAATAGAAATCCTGATGAATTAGCAGGAAAATTAGGAGATATGTTAGATAATCCAAAAAAGAAAGAGAAACCACAAAAATGGAAACTTGGATATTAAGTTATTAATTATTTATAATTAATTAATTAATAACGAAATTTAGGCATAGCTAAATAATATAAAACAAATAAATAACAAAAAATTGACAATATCAAAGTAAAAAACCAAATAGGTATAACAGTTTTTTTCTTAGATCCTAATCCAAATTGTCTTAAAGATCCATCTTTTTCATATATACAAGCAGGTTCTACCAATTGAATTATACAAAATATTGCAATAAATAAAATTATAGAAACAGAAGTAATATTTCTGCGAATATATTGTCTATACATAATAACTTATATATAGCTTAGTTTTTAATTTCTAAAGAAGATATCTAATTAATAATAATCACCCAAACCATCACCATCTCTATCTCCAAAATCATCATCTTCAGCTAATCCATCTAAATTATTAATTTCACTCTCAATTCTATTAGAAATATCATCTATCTCATACTGATCCAAAACATTTGACATATTAAATAATTCTCCTGCAAATTCACTAACATCATCTAATCCTCCACTTTTCATTTCCATTATAGCATCTTGTTCCATTTTTTCTCTTTCTTTATCATATTGATTTTCATCATATTCAAATATTGCTTTTGTTCTACCTAAACTCCAATTACCCAAAGAACTGTTTTTCATGATATCTTCAATTTCTCGTTCTTCAACAGTTAAATCACCTAATCGTTTAACTATTTGTTCTTTCTCCTTCGTTTTTACTTTTAATACATTTTTATTAATGGATTCTGCGGATATATTTAATAGATTTTTATAATCCTTAATTCTTTTTAAATAAACATTTAATAATTCAAAAGTGGATTTTTCTATCAATTCTCTATCACTTTTTATAATATCTAAATCATCACCATCTTCTGGTTCATCTAAAAATGGTTCTCTTTCGTCATCTTCAAATCTTAAATCGCTATCAAATGCTGAAATATAAAGAGAAAATGAACACAACAAAAAATAATATCCTAATTTTTTTAATATCTTTCCATCAAAAATAGACCCAGTTTTATTTTTACCATTTATAATTCCAGAATAAAATGGTATTGTATTTAATAGTTTTAATATATCTTCATTATTTTTTAATACATATTCTAAAACAGCTTTAATTTTTTTATTTTTATAGAATTTTGAAAGACCTTCTCCATCTTTTATCATAAAATTTATAATTTCTCTTTTATGTCTATCACTTAATTTTTTTGATCCTTTTAACCAATGTTTTGGAACATATCTTTGATTAAAATCAACTTCATTTAAAATAATATTTGGAATTACTTTACATATATTTATTACAACTTGCTTAAGCATTCGAAAAATAATAAACCCTGTCTCATCTTCTTGTGTCATATAATTATTGTCTCCTATTAAATCCCAATTTAAAATAAATTTACTTTGTTTTGTTTTAATTTTTGCAGAAGAAGTTTCTCCACTAGGAGCATATTCAATGATTAAATCTTTTAAATTTCTTGATAATTTTCCTTTTGTTATCATTTTTTCGGTTATTTTAATAGCCATTTCTTGATTAATTTCATTTAAATATCTTGTAAAACTCATAGTAATTTCATCATCTTCTCCTGTAATACTAACATCAAATCTATCTACTATATTTTTTAGATATGTTAATAATTTTGGATGACAAATAATCGAATTTTTCTGCTGTAAATATTCTATACATTTCTCTAATTCTAATTTTTCTGTTGTAATGGGAGGATCTAAATCATATTCTAATATATTTTGTCGGTTTATAATATTTAAAAGAATATTTAATGTATCATTTGAATAATTTAAACTTTCTGCTTCCATTGCAAGTATTTTATCTTTTAAAGAATCGGTTTTTTTATAACTACATTCATTTTTTATACAAATTGTTTTCAAATCATTATTTAATTGAATACCGCTATTAAATTTACAAAATTTTATGAATGCTAGATATATTGTTTCTTTTGAAAATGTTTTTGATACACTAGGATATTTAATTTTTGTATCTTTTTGAATATAGAAAAATGGTCCTTTATGAATATGTTTATATTTATTATATATATTCATCAAATCTTTAATAATCTTATTATGGGTTTTAATAGAATTTTCCTTTTGTGAAAAATATAAATTAGTATTGGGTTCGCCATTATTACAACAAGCATTTTCTAAAAAAGGTATTCCTGCATTTGTTTCTAAAAGTAAAGGTTCTTTATTTATTGCTCTTTGAACGGCTTCAATTATAGAAAAAGAATAGCTTACTATTTTACCATATAATGCCCATAGATGAACAAATTGTTCATAACTACCTTCTTTTATTCTATCCCTTAATGTTTTTTCAAATGTATGTCCAATATTATTTACTTTACTAACAATTACAGGCGTCAATGGTGGTAAAAATGATGACCATTGTTGTACATTAAATTCGGGCGGAATGATCTCTACATTTATATGTTTTTTATTCCAATCCCGTTTTATATTTAACTTATCTTCTACATCTTGTAAAGGCAATATCTTATTTGTCATAAAATCTTTAATTTTTCCTACAAATTTTTCTTGAATTTCAGAATAATTCTTTTTTCTTTTTTTTGCTTTTCCGCTAAGGGCAATAGGTATTATATTCCATGGTCTATCTTTTCTTCTTAATGCAAAGGAAATACAAGATAAATATTCAATAAATGTTAAATCTGAATTTCCGTCTATAGGAAATCCTGAAAAAGATTTTTTACAATCCCCATATACTTTTTTTGTAATAACTCCAGGAATCGCAGTTTGTACTCCAATAATATATGCAGATATGATTGAATATATCAATACTTGATCATGTTTTTTTTCAAAAGTAACCAATTTTTTTCCCAATTTTGATTTTCGGTCATATAATTCTTTATACTGAATTTCATCAGGGACATTTTTATTCATAGATTCCATCACAATTTTAATTATAAAGTTATATTGAGATTTTGTAGATATATATAATTTTTCATCAAAGGTTTTTAAATATTTTTCTACTCTTTTTGCCAAATCGGTAGTATATGTCTGCTTTGCACCTTGAAATCTGGCTTTTCTTAATTTAACTGCCATTTCTTCTTCCATTACTTCTCTAGATTTTATTTTATAACCGTCTTTATCATACCCTTCTGAAAAATCTAATGCAATATCATTTGATAGATAATATCCACTATATTTGTCTACCCATTTATCACCATCATCACTTTTTTCTCCTCTATCTTTTTTAATTTCTTCCAAAGTAATCATATAATTATCAGCATAGAATCCATCTACTAATTTTTCATAAAAAGTAGGAAGTAATTTTATATCAGTATCTATACAATAAAACCAATGTTCATCTTCCTCATTATTGGCTACTCTACAATATTGATCAATAAATTTTTCAATATTTGCAATTTTTTTTATCATATCACTTTCAGACAATATAATATTTCTTAGTGATTCATATGGAGATATTATTATATCTCTTTCTTCTAATGTTGAAGCAATTTTTTTTTGTAATAAATCTCTTTTAATCATTTTATAAATTTTTAATTGTTTTAATGATTCCAAATTTCTAGATCTATATTCATAATTTATAAATAATTCACCTTTTAATTGTTGAATTGATTTAACTAATTCTTCTTCAAATCTTTTTTCAATATCCTCTAATATATTCATTTTTAATATATCTTTAGTACTTTCAAGATTATTACAAGTTTCTTTTATTTTAAAACAATTTGTTTTGATATTACAAAAATTTATTTGATCAACAGATATTCCAGAAAGTGATTTATCATATTTCCAGATATTATCTTGTCTAACATAGTATTTAATATTACCATCTCCTTGTAAATCTAAATAAGCATATTCTCCTTCTTGTACTTCTCTAGAACCATATATCATTGATTGAGCATCAACTTCAGCTTTACTATCTCCAACTCCATTATTTTCCATTAAAAACTCTTTCAATGACTCAATTACTAATTTACTATCATCAGTTGATGCGATTAAATCACTATTATTTCTTTTCCATTCTTCTCCAATATCATAAGGAGTTTCATCATATTTTTTATCTACAAATACAGGAGAATTATTATCTTCAGTCATTTCATCTAAATTAATATATCTTTTAACTAATTTTTTTTGGTCACAATCTTTTGTTTCAGGATTTTCTTCCGCTTGTTCTAGTTTTTGATCTAAGTTACCTAATTCTTGTTCAATCTTTTCTTCAACATCAATTGGTTGTGCAAAAGTAAGTTGACTTAACGATAACGATATATTATATAATCGACCTGCATCAAAATTAATTAATTTAATTAAAGAATCTTCTGTATCAATAGAATCATTTATATTATATTTTTTTTTATCAAAAATATCTTGTTTATCTGTTTTAATTAATTTCGGTAAAATTGTAGATACAAAATAACTTTTATTTTGTCTGATAAATTTTAAATATTCTTTTTGTTGTTTTATCAAAGTTTTTTTATATTTTTGAATTTCTTCAAATATAAATTGTGTTATTGTTTCATATTGTTTATAAGATATATCATCATCATAAATCATAAATGGTTCTAAATATTCTATTACTTTTAAATAAGAAGTTCCGTTTTTTATATATTTTTTAACTATTTCAAATAATATTTTAGTTTTGGGTATCATATTTTCTAAAAATTGCTTATAAATATCATTATTATCATCTAATACTGCTCTATCAATAAATTTTCTTCTTTCTTCAAAACTAAAATAAGTATTATAACCAAATAACTGTTTTTGCATTTTTTCCCATTCTTTTCTAGTATCTGCTCCCCATATATCTTGTTTTTTTTGTTTTAAAAACCATTCTTCTACTGAAGTTAATCCTGTATACTGACCTTCTTTAATTACAGTTTCATCTCCTTCTGCCCATTGTCTTAAAATATTGAAATAAAAATAAGGAAAAAAATGTAAATTAGATTTATTATATATTGATGTATTGGGTAAATTAATATGAGAATAACGGATATATGGTTCTTGTAATTTCATAAACCCTATAATATCAACTGTATCATTTTGGGTTAAAGGAACAATAAATGCTTTACTATGTTTATTTTTAATATCAGGATTTTCTAATCTAGATAAACCTAAATTATATCTATCAATAACATATTTATTATTATATATATTTGCTTCTTTTATCATATGTGATTCAAAATCTTCGAGATTATTAATTAAAACATCCATATTTTCTTTTACATCTTTTTGTATAATAACATTTTCCTTATCATTTGTTTCAATAAAAGGAGTAAAATATGGATTTATATTTTGCATTAAATAAGTATATTTATTTTGAGAATCGGGAACAGTGTTACTTTTGTAATGACCCTGTGCTTCTATTATATTATTTTGAGCAAATTTAAATTGAATTAATTGAGCATCGGTATATGTTTCGTTTGGATCTGATTCTAAATCAAATAATTTATGCGTATTCTTCACTACAGGTAAAATCCAGTATAAATTTTTATTTAAAGATTGTAAATATGATATTAATGGTTTATAATCTGCACCCTTTTTTAAAATACTTTCTGCATTTCCTGTATCATTAAATCTAGAAAATTTTCTTCGTAATTGTTTAAATCTTTCAATTAAATTATGAATATTATTCAAAACCTTTCTAGATCTTTTATTTGTTGGATATTCGGCCAATAATTCATCCAAAATATCTTGAGTTTGAGTTTCAATACCAAACCTTTTTTCACTTTCTTTAACCCTTATCATTTCTGTTATTTCTCCTAAGGATTCGTCTTGTATTTGTATATCATCCAAACTTATAAATAAATCTTTTACATTTTCTTTTATTTCATCGCTATCAACTATCAAATCTAAATCTTCATCTGAATCAAATTCATCATCTATCATTTCTAAAGGACTCTCTTCTTTTTTAATTTCTTCAGGTGGAATAAAATTTGTTATTTTTACAATTGGTAAATCTAATGGTATACCTTTATAGTTAAAATTAATATATATAGTTTGTTCACTGTTATATAAAGATACCTCTATTTCATCCTCATCTAAATCTGTAATTTGTCCATTAATTATAGTAGGAACATCTCCTCCAAATTCAATAGTAATCCAATTATCTGGAACTAAATCATGTTGTCTTGCATACCCTTTAACATTTGGAGTAGCCAATATAATAATTTGTTCTATACTTTCATCATTTAATCTACCATTTGTAATACCAATTTCAAGTTCTTCATTTAAATTTGTATCATTAATTAATTTTATTATATTATTATCTAAATATTCAATGTAATAATTTTTGTCATTAATAATAGAATTAGATGATGCTATTATTTTAAGCATTTGGCCTAATTCTAAAAATAAATTTGATGAGACTTTTTCAGACATTACTTATATTTATACTAGAAATTATCTCTAAGGAGAAATTACATTTATAAATATTATATAAAGAGTTATTTGTATAATATTTAAAATGACTGAACAACCAAGTTACAAGCCAAGTTCTTATGCAGATCTTTCGAAATTAGTAACCAATAGTGAATATGCAAAACAAAAGAATATTAATGTTAAAAAAATTGATCATTTATTTGTATTAAAATATAATAAATCTAAATTAACTACAGAAAATGTAAATACATTAGGATTATTTCGTTCTATTATTGCAGATGAATTTGGTAATATTTTATCATTTTCTCCACCCAAATCACTAGATTTTGATGTTTTTTCACAAACAAATAAATATGAAGACTGTTTTATCCAACATTTTCCTGAAGGAACTATGATAAATGTATTTTTTGATAAATATATTGATGATTGGCAAATTTCAACTAGAAGTTCTATTGGTGCAAAATGCAACTTTAATATGGATAGTAATATTACTTATAGATATATGTTTTTAGATGCAATGAATCATATTGGATTAGAATTTGAGGATTTAAATAAAGATTATTGTTATAGTTTTGTTTTACAACATCCAAAAAATAGAATAGTAGTCCCTGTTAGTGATCCTGCTTTAATTTTGACAAATAAATATAAAATATCTAATAATGAGATCTATAACAAAAATTACTTCATTACACTTCCAAAATTCGCTACATTACAAATGCATAATATTGATGATAAAAAATTTAAAGAGTCTGTTAAATATACTGGAGACAATTGGAGACAATTATCAGAACATTTTTTCTCCAATAATTTACCATATCAATTTCAAGGTGTTGTAATATGGAATAATAAAGGCGAAAGAACCAAAATTCGTAATTCTAATTATGAAATAATTAAACATTTAAAAGGAAATAGTCCAAAATTACAATATCATTATTATTATTTACGACAAACAGGAAATGTTGGTGATTATTTAAAATATTATCCTGAACATAGATCAGAATTTAGTATTTTTAGAAGAGAGTTACATAAATATACAACTCAATTATATCAAAATTATATAAGTTGTTTTATTAAAAAGCAAAAGAAACTTATAGATTTTCCTTATCAATTTAAAACTCATATGTTTAAAATTCATGAGTTATATTTGAATGATTTGAAATTAGATGGAAAATTTGTAAATAAACAAGTAGTGATGGATTATGTAAATACTCTTCCACCACCTAGACTAATGCATGTTATAAATCATATAAAAAAACAGTATGATAAAGATCAAAAGATAGTTACAAGTGATTTGAAGGTATTGATGAAATCATAAATTGTTATTTAAATAAATTAAAGACTAAAAAAGATATAATAAAAATGGAAGAACTTTTATCTTACAAAGGTAAAGTTAGAAATATGTATAATTTGGGAAATAATTATTATTTAATGGAAGCAAGTGATAGAGTTAGTAGTTTTGATAAACATATTGGTATTATTCCTGGAAAGGGTATATTACTTAACAAAATGAGTGCATATTGGTTTAATAAAACGAAACACATAGTAGATAATCATTTATTATCCGATATAACTAAATTTTCATTAGTTAAAAAATGTAATCCAATACACATAGAATTTGTTATACGAGGATATATTACTGGTAATACAACAACTAGTTTATGGCATCATTATAAGAATGGATGTAGAAATTATTGTGGATTGGATATAAAAGAAGGATTAGTAAAAAATCAGAAGTTAGATAAACCAATTATTACACCTACGACAAAATGCGATGAAGATAAACCAATTTCAAAGGAAGAAATATTAAAACAATATTATATAACCTTTGAAGAACTTGAATTTATATATGATAAAGTATACAAACTGTTTGAATTTGGTCAAAAAATAGCAAGTAAAGCGGGATTTATTTTGGTAGATACAAAATATGAATTCGGTAGAGATGAAGATAATAATATTATTTTAATAGATGAACTGCATACTTGTGATAGTAGTAGATATTGGATAGAAAAAAGTTATCAAAATAGATTTGATTCTGGATTAGAACCTGAAAAATTAGATAAAGATTGTGTAAGAGATTGGGTCAAACAGCAATGTGATCCATATAATGATTTTATCCCCCCACTACCAAAATCTGTTATTTCAAAAGCATACAATAGTTACAAATATTTCTATGATACAATTTCAAGTCAATAAATTAAATAATATCTTGATAAAAATATTATTTAATAGTGCTTTTTTTAAAGTTAGAAGTATTCTTTGATATTTGCAAATATTTTTTTACCAACATCTGTTGCAAATTTAATCATAGAATATACATTTTCATCGGTAGGATTACTTCCTGATCCAGTAAATGCAATTCTAATGATGGAATAATCATCGTGAGGATGTTTTTTTATAAAACCAACATATGTTAATTCTGCATCTTTTTTATAATATTGTTCATGCAATATATATTCTATTACTTTACCGATTGTATAATCTTCGCCTTCTAATATTATATCAACTGCATTGTTCATAGCAGTAGAATTTCTATCTAATTTTACTTGATTTGCTTCTATTTTTTCTGCAATTTTATGTAATCGTTTAATAATATTATCACATGCCATATTAACAATTTCTATATTTTTAAATACTCCCACACTTTCTAATTTAAAATCAAAACTGTTGTTAATAAAATATCTTTTTGCTTGTAATGTATACCAATTTTGTCTTTGATAAGCTATTTTGGTTTTACTTAATCCTTTAGTTTCTAATTCTTCGGCAATTTCTTGCCATTGATTGTGCTGTTCGACACTATCTTCTGTATTACCATATGCACAAGTAGATGCAATATTATACATACCATCTTCTTTTGCTGTTGCTGTTTTTAAGCGAGCCTTTAAAGTTATAATTTCACCTGGAATATCATTTGAAATTTTTGGCCTTAATCTTGTGAATAATATAAATTCCTTTGTAATTTTATTTGGAGGGAAAATTTTTTTTGTTTGTTCATCTGTTAAATATTTATCAGTTGTTATATTTTTTATTTTAAAATCAGCTGAAGTTACATATTGCATAGAATCAGTAACATTGTTCTTATTTAATTCTATAATTAAATTATCAATATCTTCTTTTCCCTTAATATGAATTGGAATACATCCTAATCTTTGTTTTAAAATTTCATTATGAAATCGTGTTGTATTTGATATAATATTAATATTATTATTATCCGTATTAAACACAACAGTCTCAAGATCTGATAATATAACTCGTCGTAATGCATTAATTATACTAACATTTGTATTTTCTATAGTAAATTTCATAATACCTTTGTTTTCTTCACTATGTTTTACAATTGGTAAATTTATAACAGTTGTACTAGGAGATTGGTTATCATCCAAATCAAGACTTGGAGTTGTTTTTGGAGATGCAATACTTGCCATATTAATATATTATAAACATAATATTTTAAATTAATTTCAATTTTAAATAAGTTATAATTTTTGTAACGAAAACTTTAGATATATAAATGAGTAGTGTTTTATATTACAGTAAATATTGTGAAAATTGTAAAAAATTATTATACGAATTAGGAAAAACAAAAATACAAAATAATATTCATTTTTTATCAATCGATAAAAGAATTAGAAAAGAAGATAAACTATATATTATATTGGAAAATGGTAAAGAAATATTTATGCCTCCAAATATAAGAAGTGTTCCTACTTTATTATTATTGAATAAAGGAAATAAAATACTTGTAGGTGATGATGTTTCTAACTATTTTCGACCTCAAATTATGGGAGAAAAAACAAAGGCAATACCTAATAATTTAGAACCTTTAGCATTTTCTGGTTATGAAATGGGAACTAGTATGAGTGATACATATTCATATTTAGATCAAAGTGCTGATGAAATGAATGCGAAAGGTGAAGGAGGCTTACGGCAAATGCATAGTTTTGTAAGATTAAATCATAATGATAAAATTAATACTCCTCCTGAAGATTATGAACCTGATAAAGTAGGTCAGGTAGATATGGGAAAGTTACAAGCAGAAAGAGAAGCAGAAATTGCTCAAAATTCTGCCGCACATCAATTTTAAATATTTTTAGTTAATAATATTTAAAAATAATAACACAATAAATAATAAATGTCTGTATTAAAAGCTTTCAATAATCATCTTTTAGAATTTGTTGAAGATGTTATAAGAATTTTCCCTACTAATTTAGATATTAAAACAGGAAAAACATTTATAGAAGGTATTAAAAGAGTTAATCCTAAAAAAATTATTACATATTGGCGTGATAATATATTAATGTTATATGAAAAAGAAATATTAGATGGAGATATTTCATTTTTTATTAATAAAGATTATAAAAATGATATTGGAGCAGAGGTACAAACTTTAAAAGTATTAGAAGATATCAGAAAATTAGTAAAAAATACAACTAAAGATAATAAAGATAAAGCTATGAAATATATACAAAATTTAACAAAATTATGTAAATTATATTTTATGGATTAGTTTAATTTAAACATTAAATTTAAATTAAATATACAATGACAGATAATGTTCCAGATGAATTTCAAAAAGTCGCTAAGGATTTTTATCGAGATATTTTAACTACATTTCCTGAATGTAAAGAAAAATTAGGCCCTAGTGAAATTAGTTTTTTAACAGGAGATGGGGATGCATTAATTCTTTATTCTTACTGTAAAAAAGTTTATCCAGAAAGATTTTTTGATATTTTATATCAAAATCAAGATATTTTTAGTGATAATGAAATAAATACCAAATTTTTACCAAATATAGAATTTAAGAATTTATGGAAAGAAGATATTAGTGAAAATACAAGAGATGTTATATGGAAATATTTACAATTAATTTTATTTTCAGTATCAAAAGGATTAGAAGATAGTGAATCATTTGGAGATACTGCAAAATTATTTGAGGCAATTAATGAAGATGACTTAAAAGTAAAATTGGAAGAAACAATGAAGGAAATGAATAATATGTTTAAAGATGCAAGTAATAATATGTTTGAAGGATTATCTGGAGAAACTTTTGATATGTCTGGAATCAATATGGAAGATATGCCAAATCCAGAAGAAATGCAAGATCATATAAATGGGTTATTGGGCGGTAAATTAGGAAGACTTGCACATGAAATAGCAGAAGAAACTGCTAATGAATTAAATGTTGATATGGAAGATGCTACAAATGTATCTGATGTATTTCAAAAATTATTCAAAAACCCGGGTAAACTAATTAATATGGTTAAAAAGGTAGGATCAAAATTAGATTCTAAGTTAAAGTCTGGAGAAATAAAAGAGAGTGAATTGATGCAAGAAGCATCTGAGTTAATGGAAAAAATGAAAAATATGCCAGGAATGAAAAATATGGATAAAATATTAGGTAAAATGGGATTACCAACCGGTGGAAAAAATAGTAAAGTAAGTATGGGATCATTTCAATCACAAATGAAAGCAAACATTGGACGAGCAAAACAAAAAGAAAGAATGTTAAAAAAATTAGAAGAACGAAAAAAACAAAGAGAAGCAGAAGAACAAAAAAAATATACTACATCTACTTGGGGTGATAATGAAAAAGTAGAAAAATCTTCTAGAACAGGTGCTATTAAAAAGAGAAAAAAGAAAAAGAAAAAGAAGAAAAAGAAAAATTAAAAAATAACTATTTACTATATATCAAATGGTTAGTTTTTGGTTAGAAAATCCGAACACTTTATTAAATAAAAATTATATCACAGAAATATGGCCAGAGAGTGATTTTAATTTAGCACGCAAATTAAATGCTATAACAAGATTAATTATAATATTAGCTATTTTAGGATATTTTTTAACAAAGTCACTTTATATTCCTGTATCAGCAATTGTTAGTTTAATAGTTTTAGTTATTATATTTAAAAATAAAAATACAAATGAAAAAGAAAACTTTGTTGCTACTTTTAAAAAAAGAGATGAAGCTATAAAAGATTTAGATAATATATTAGAAAAGGAATTTACTATGCCTACCAAAAAAAATCCAGCTATGAATATTTTAATGAATGAATTTACAGAAAATCCCAATAGAAAACCTGCTGCTCCTGCTTATAATGATGTTGTACAGGAAAAAATGAACTCAACGGCACAATCAAAGAATGAACGATTATTTAAAAATTTAGGCGATAATTTATCATTTGAAAATTCTATGAGAAATTTTTATGCAATGCCAAATACTCAAATACCAAATAATCAAAAGGATTTTGCTTTATTTTGTTACGGTAATATGCCTTCTTGTAAAGAAGGTGATAATTTACAATGTTCAAAAAATAATGCTCTTTTTAGAACAACATAATTTTTTAAAATAAAATTATCTTAAGTAAAATATATAGAATGGCTAGTGTATATAACTTTACTTTTGATAATTTAACTGGTATTAATAATGATTCTTGTTGCATATCTGAAAAAGAAATGCAAAATCAAAACTTTGGAAATTATAGTGTACAAAGTTATTTTTTACCAAATTGCGGTATGAAAAACCCTATTGAATTTGCTACAAGTCAACCTAATGTTTTTTATACAGGATCTCATACAGTTGGTTTAGGAGGTTGTAATGTTGATAGTGATTCTAATCTTAGAATCGGTACTATTCAAACAAATCCAAAATGCAGAATTAGCTTACAACAAAGACCATTTTTAACTGTTCCCTTTTTAGGAAGAGGCCCTTCTAGACCTGTAGAAGAATCAAAATTACAACAAGGACTTTACTCTGGTGATAAAAAATCTTGTAAAAATCTTACTGAAAAAACACTTGTAACCCCTCAAGAACTTGTTCCTTCATTAAAAGCAAGTATTCAAAACCCTGCTAATTTATGTGAAGGAGTAGCAGCAGATGGATGGATTAGAGGAGGTCTTCCATCAAGAGAATTATCTAGGGATCAAGATTATTTTTCAAAATGCAATTAAACATTATTGAATAAATATAATTATATGTATAATTATTCAATAAACACAACTTATTTAGATATTGAAGATGAAAATCAAGATACACAATATCGTAAAGAACTTTTAGACGCTTTTAATATTACAGAATATAGACACGAAACTATAATGAAGGCTATGAAAAATATATTTAACAAATACAAAAACAATAAACAAATTAAAGAAATTTTAATCACTTTAACCAAGAATGAAACCACCTTCCCAATTGAATTAACTCAAGAAACTGCATTTATGATGTTATTTTCCTTTCAAAATTTCTATTTTTTTCATAAAGCTTTATGCAATTTGGAGAGAAATTTATCTATAAATACAGAACTTTATGATAAAATAATTAAAAATTTACAAAAAAAATAGTTTGTAATTATATATGGCATCACTTAAAAATTCACCAGGATTATATTGCTTAGAACAAAAAGCATTTGAAGATCAAATTCAATATAGGGGATATACCTACAGTCAAATACCAGTCAACAGCAAATTACCTGGTTTAGGAATAAATGTAGGTAATATGAGGGGAGGGTATTTTAATAATGTTCTTTCTAATAATGCATCAAATATTGAAAGTCATTTGTTTGGTATTAAACAAATAGATTTAACAAAACCCAAAACCCCTTTTGTTGCACAATTAAATACATTATCTGAAAAAAAATTCTTTAAAACTCCTAGGGATAAGGTTTTTATACCAGAACCATTAGTTATTATTAAAAATCAAAGACCAGTTGGACCTTTTTCAGGCGTATAAATTTATATAATATATTGATTTATTATATAAATGTCAACCAATGATCATCTTGATACAACACGAGAGCGCTATATTAGTCATAAGTTATATTTAAAGAGACGTACTGCAAATAGATATTATAATTTAGGATATATGATGTATAAAACAATATTTATTGCTACTCCAGAACCTATACCAGCTGGATCTGAAAAATATGTCAATTCTACCAATGCAAATGTTAAAGATGCAATTCAAAATTTTGAAGTGGCTTTATTATTTAATTCCAATGATATTGACGCAAAGGAAAGAAAAAAAACATTATGTGCATTTTTTGGACCAGGCATTACATCTGATCCAACAGGAACAGGAAAAGGTCAAAAAATAACTCAATCTGACTTAATTTCTATGACAACTAATGCAAAAAGAATTCATAAGAATTGTGCCTGTTAGATTATTTAATTTATAAATATGAATAAAATAATCGAAATTGTATATATATATTATGTCATTTTCAAATTATGGTAGTTATATTTCAGGCAGAAGAGCATATAGATCAGGAGAATCTTGTATTGCAGAAGGACCAAAAGGAGAAAAAGGAGATGCAAGTGGTGTTAAAGGTGATACAGGTTCGACTGGACCAACCGGACCATCTGGACCAACAGGTAAAGGTTATACTGCTATGGGTACATATACATTTTCTATGTATTTAACTGGAAACAGCGTTGATGATGAGTGGGATGATGACGGTAAACCACCAAGTTCAGGTGTAGATTGGTCAGGATTTACGGGTTCATTTAAAGATCTTGAATTTATTACTCCAGGAGCTTTTTGTGCGCTTTCGTTCGGGTCACCATCCCAACTATCCGCATATTCACCGTTCTCGTTTCCTATAGTAGATGCCACTAATACATTGACGGGCCCCGGTACCCCTAATCGTACAGCACATAATTGTTTATATGCATATGTTTTACCTGCTTCAGGTCAATTATTAGGTTTTACAGTGGATTTAGTTGAAGATGCAACAAACAAGACCGAATTTTATTGTTTTATTTGGGATCCAAATAACACTGGGGGAGGGGCTGCTTCCTTTTGCACCCAAATTACTGGACCATCAAATCCAGAAAAGTTTGCTAGTGCTTATACATTTGAGGAGGAAAGTAAAGTAGTATGTAAAGCAGGACAATATCTTTTTGCAGTTCAAAGAGTTCCTAACGGAGCAAAAAAATTAGTTCATCTTACTGCATATATTAGATTTGATGATTAACTAATTATATAATTATATAAAAGTATTTAAATTATATAATTTATTAATATTCATATGGAAGAATCCCAAGATAGTATAGAAGAATTAAAGAAAAAGAATTTAATATTGCAAAATTTAGTTGATGCATTAAAAAAAGATAAATGTAATGAATTAACTCATATTAGAAAAAATGTTTTTGAAACAGGTGAAAGGCCTCCTACAGCAGTAATACTTACAATTGACAATTTCTATAATAATCCAATGGAAACTAGAAAACATATTTTAACTCAAGAATTCAAAATAAGAGGAAATTATCCTGGACAAAGAACTAAATCATATGCAACAATAGAGATGAAAGAACAATTTCAAAAATGGCTATATCCTTTTGGTGGAAAAATTACCGAATGGCCAATGGAAGAAGACAGTTATAATGGTTCATTTCAATATACTACATCAAGAGATAGATCTTGGTTTCACGTAGATTCTTGGAATAGTTGGGCGGCTGTATTATATTTAACCCCTAATGCACCATTAAATTCAGGAACTGGATTATATAGATATAAAGATGGAACACGGTTTGACACAGAGCAACCATTAAGAGATAATAAGAAAGATATGGATACAGCATCTCAAGATGTAACAAAATGGGAACTTGTTGATAAAGTTGGAAATATTTTTAATAGATTAATCATTTTTAATGCACATCATTTTCATTCTAGTATGGATTATTTTGGAACCACTAAAGAAGATGGTAGATTGTTTCAAGTATTTTTTTTTTCGACTGAAAAACAGCAATGTTAATATATAATTTTATTACATTATAAATAAAATTATTTTCTTGTTTTTCTCCTCCGTCTTTTTCTTTTCTTTCGTCTTTTTCTTGTTTTTCTTTGACCTCCTTTCTTTGGTGATGGACTTTTAACGCGGTTTATTTCATTCTGCATAACTTTAACCATATTTCTACTAGCAGTCAAACGAAATAATTCTTGTAATTGCCAGAACCAACTTAGCAATTTTTCATCATAAATACTTTCTGCGGGTTTTCCTCTCTTACGGTTTTCTTTTGCTATTTTTATTCTGTCTTCAAATTCTACAGATGCATATAATAAATTACCTATTAATTTTTCTGCTGAATAGATAGGAATACCTTCTATTGTAGTTGATACATCACACGGTCCTCCTCTCCATTCTTTTTTTTGTTTTTCCGTTTGCCACAAGACATTAACAAATGTTATCTCTGCAATTGGTTCTCTTTCATCAATTTGACGACCCCCAACAGATATTTTTCTACCAGTTGGTATCGTAATTTTTAAAGCAACATTACCATCATTTAACATTTCATTTGCTTTACCTGCATCTACTCTCCATACCTTATCTATAGGATCGAAAACCTCAAACATTTCTTCAAGGGATTCTCCGCGGGATTTTTCTAAGACCTCTTTAACTATTTTTCTCATTTTATAAATGGGCATTTCAGCGTTACAAACTTTCATATCAATATCTTCTGTATTATAATGATTTTTTGATAGCAAACGAGTAGCAAATCCCCCTGTTAATACTAAAGACAACCCCTGCTTATGCAATTCTGGAATTAAATATGTTTTAATATATCTAATTATTTCTTCTTGATGTTGTTTAACTATTGCCATTTTCCTTTCCCTTTTTTCTCTTTCAATAGAAAATATTCCCTTTTCTTGTAGATATCGATATAACTTTACAACTCTGCTTATAATCATTCCTTCTCTAAATGTGCCAATCTTGTACACATCAACCTTACCCGACATTTCTTTATCCCCAACTGAACCTTCCCATGATACAGTACTTGCAGTTTCACTTGCAGTTTCTTCGGCTGCTATTCTTTTTTCTTCTTTTTCTAGTCTGTAAAGCTCCTGCGCTCTTAATCGCAATGCTTCTTCTTCTGCTTTTTTAGCTGCCCGTTTTGCCTCTTTTTTTCTAGTTTTTTGTCTTTTTTTCTTTTCTCTCCTTTTTCTGCTTTTCTCTTTCTTTCTGATTTCTTCTTCTTTTTGTCTTTCTTCTTCTTTTAATAATTCATCTCCTTTTGCTAGAGCCTCTTCTTCTTCTTCTTCTTCTTCTTCTTTTGCAGTCTTAAACCAACTATCTGTATCTTCTTCTTCTTTTCCTTCTAGATATGATACCAACCCTGATAATGTTTCTAACCAAGTGAAACTTTCTACTTTTAAAAATTGTATTCTTTTAGAACGTTTTTGCTCTTTATCAGTCATTTGCGATTTTGGTCGCGCTGGAATCACTGGAGGTCCTAATATTTCAACAGCTGTATTATATATAACAGCAAGTTCCTTTTCAGTTAACTCTGTATCCGTAGTTTCTTTCATATGTTCAAATAATTCTCTCAATGATTCTTTTCGGAATTTCTGTATTTCTATTAATGAAGCCTTCCACTTATCTTGTAATGAACCCATTATTGCGTGCAATTTAATAAGTTCTTTTTCATATGATGCTATATGCTTTTTGTGGGCATCTTTAATCTGACTCTGCACTTCCGCATCCATAAGCACTCGTTCTGCCCAATTTGATTTTATGAATACTTCTTCAAGTGATAGTTCCTTCGAAGCATTTATTAAATCTAATTGTTGTTTTTTTAAAACATTAGGAAGTTCTTCTTCTACGGCTTTATGTTTTTTACGATTATCATTTAATTCATATAATAATTTTTTTGATTCATTATCTAATTTTACATATTCAGGAATATTAATTTGAAAAAAATCATCAAAACTCTTTAATAAAATTGCCGCATAATTTAAAACACTTTCCTGCTCTAAATCTTCTCGTGGTTCAAAAAAAGCTGTTGGATTTTCATCTTTATAAACTAAATCAACTTCAACAGAAAATTCTGGAAGTTCAGCATGATATTCAAATATTGTCTTCATATTTAGTCCCTTTAATATTTGTATTATTTTCTCAATATTTGGTTTGCGTCCCTCTTTAGGTTCACCACATAAAGCACACTCTGGGCCGCTCATTTCCTCATCGCAATTATCACAAATCCAATTTTCATTTTCAGTTAATGATGTCATATATAATATATTAATATAAATATTCAATTATCCATACTGGTATCAAATAAACAACAGCATTCATATTCATCAAAGATAAAACAAATGAAATACCTAATGCTAGATATATAAACCATTGTGGAATTTTTACATAATGACGTAGGATCAAAACAAAAATTAAGGCAAAAATAGCAATTTGTCCAAAAGGGCAAATTCTCACACCATATTCATCTCCTACTAAATGTTCAAACCACCATCCTTCTGGACTGCGTAAAACATTAAAATCTATACTTGTTTTGAAAAATAAAAACATAAACCCCAAATAAAGTGATTCTAAAATAGATATCTTTAGTGAAGACATATATAATTTTATTATATATTAAATAAAATTATAGTTAAGTGCTACCTTATTATTTCAAATTATGCCCAACTTTGAAGTGATTGTGAATAAGGATTATTATTAAAAGCCTGAACCATTCCCGGATTATTTCGTTGACAATTAACAGCTCTTTCTCTAGTATGTTTTCCAGAAAGTTGACCGACTGTTTGTTGAGAAGGTGCGCATTTTGGCATATTTGGAATAATTTCAGCAGGGGCAGTTGCAGTATTAGAAAAAGTGGAAATATTTTGCATATGAGAACTCAAACTTGCATTACCAATATTATATCTATTCACTTTACTAAGAATTTGTTTATTTGGATTTAATCTGGCATTATAGTCTGCATCATATGGTCTAGGTTGAGCGTGATGAGATTGTCCACCAACATTATTATAATATTCGTGGCTGGTTGTATCTCTTTCTTGTGGTACAGGTCTGTCGTTTTGAACAAGATATCCGTTAGCATCGTGAGCTCCACCCATCATAAGATGTTTGGTATTTTCTGTTTGTTCTCTAATTGTTGGAGCTGGAGCGTCATTAGGATTCCATACTGGTTCTGCATGATTACCATTAATTCCTTGGACATTACCCATTGGCCTCATATTTCCTATAACATTTTGTTTTCTAGTAGGTCGTAATAGATCCATTAATGGCGCAGTTAATGCACTAACAATAGAACCAGCTGCACCCATTTCTGTTCGTTGACCTGTTATTGTTCGGGCATTTGCTGGAGCAGTATAACCAGCCTTACCATAATCTTTATTAGTTGCTCCCCATCCACCTTGTTTTGTTGCTGGTCCTGTATTTTCAGTATCTAAAGTAATTTTGTGAGATTTTCTAAAATGACCTGGTTGATAAGTGCCTTCACCTTCTCTGTCTCCTGCATTACCAAAATATTCTCTAGTAGTTGTTGTTCTATTTTCAGGTTGTAATACAACAGCACTTCTAACAGTTTGTGCTTTTTCTGCTCCAGTAGTAGTAAACCATCTACTTGATGAATTTTCATAATATGTATCTGGTCTATTTTTAAATTGTTGATAAACAGATGGTTTGCGTTTTCCATCAGGACCTGTTATTTGATTATGAACCATATCAGTTGCTGATTTAGCTGATCCATCGCCTACATATGCTCCTAATACCTGTCCAGCGTATGTTACTTTTGGATTAGTAGATGCTCTTAATTGATCTACTGTTTTTGGCAATTGAGCCGATCGTGCCTCCATTCCAGAATTAAATCCTCCTGATCCTTCACTGCTAAATCCTTTTCCTAAACCTGGACCAACGCTAATTTCTTCCCAAGGTTTTACATTATTCATTTTAGATGTCAAAACAGATCGTTGTCTATGCATCATAAATTCACTTTGATTTGGGGCTCCATTAATATGTGACATATTTGCTTGAGGTTTGAAAAGGGGAGCAATACCTTCTTTTTGTTTTTGTTGACTACCAGATCCAGTATAAAGATCTAATACACTTTCATATCCTTTACCAGTGTTATTTTGTGTAATTTTGGATCCAAAAAAAGGTACCATATTATTATGTTCTATGTCTTTGGTATGCATAGATTCGCCTGTTAATGATGTAAATTCATTAATGTGTTGTTCATTTTCTTTTAAAGCTTTTTTATATCCAGTTGGTTGATATAGATTATCATTTGCATTTTTATAACCTTGATAAGTCTGAACATTTGTTTCATTTAATAAATCCTTTCTATGATCTACTGGATAATTAATTATTTTATTTTTAACATTAGGCAACGATTTATTATGAAATGCCTCTTTTTTTTCTTTTTCATTATCTTTATTGGAAATAATATACATAACTCCTAGAACTGCAATAGGTATCGCTACTTCGGCCATTTATATATAAGTAATATATATTTTAAATGCTAAAATACATATTTATTTTTCTTTAAGACAAGGTATTTTTGGAACAAAATTATCTCTTTCTAAAAGTCTAGTATTTAAATTATTATGAAATCTCATACAAACATTTTCTTGAGGATCCCAAAATAACGGATACTCTCTATTTTGAGGCAAAGCTCTATATTTCCAAGAAGGATGAGTAACTCTAGATTGATCTGTTAAAGCATCTCCGCATATTGGATATTCGTTTTTTTCTCTAATTGGAACTCCTTTATTTTTATATGTATTATTTGAACAAAATTTAGTTAATTTTCTAGTTCTTCCTGTTAAATCACTATCAATATCAATTGGTGCACCATTTATAACACTTTCTAAATTTGCTCCCCATTTTTGCATTCTAATTTGTGGATCATTAAAAAAACAAGGTGTTGTTCCATTACCTGGAACATTTAAACTATATCTACCTGGTCCTGTTGCCTGTTGTATATTTTTTTTTGTTCTACAATCATCATAATTAAATCTTGTAAATGCCATCTTATATTATTAATATATATAAATATTTAAAACTTCATAAATTATTTGTTATATGAATAACCAAACAATATGCTTAAATATGATAGTTAAAAATGAAGAAAATATAATTATAAATACATTAAATAACATTATTGAAAAAATTAATATTCATTATTGGGTAATTTGTGATACAGGATCAACAGATAAAACACCAGAATTAATTATAAATTTTTTTAAAGAAAAGGATATTAGTGGAGAATTAATACTTGATACTTGGAAAAATTTTGGATATAATAGAACAAAAGCATTAGAATATGCTTATAACAAAACTGATTTTGTATTTATATTTGATGCGGATGATAGAATAGTCGGAGATTTAATATTACCAAAATTAAAAAAAAATTATGCGTATAGATTACAATTTGGAAATGGAATGCAATTTAAAAGAGTATCTTTATTATGTAATAATATCAAATGGTATTATTCTGGTGTAATTCATGAAATAATTGATACAAAACAAAATTATTTTTTAGAAACTATAAACGGTAATTATCATATAGCAGTAAATGTTGAAGTTAGTGATAGAAATAAAAAAGGTAAAAAAAAATTTTATAATGATGCACAATTATTAATAAAGGAATGGACAAATAAAATAGAAAGAAGATCTAGAATTGGATTTTATATTGCAGAATGTTTTAGATTCGCAGGAAAACAATATTGGAATAAATCAATAGAATGGTATAAAAAATGTATTAATGAAAAAAAACAATGGGAACAGGAAAAATATTGGAGTTGTTATCAACTAGGAAAATTATATTTTGAATTAAATGAATATGAAAAATCTTGGTATTATTTTTTTTATTCATATAATTTCGATACAAGTAGACGAGAAGCGTTTTATGAATTAATATTAAAATGTAGAGAAGAAAAAAATTTTAAATTAGGAGAAAAAATATATAATATGTTAACTCCTATTAATGAAAATGATAAAAATAATAAGTTATTTGTTATAAACCATATATATGACCATTCGTTATATTCTGAGATGTCAATTATATATTTTTATTTAAATAAACATCAAGAATGTATCAAAATGTTTAAAAATCTTTTTATGGCAAATTATACAATTCCTGTATATATTAATATGACATCTCACAATTTAAAATTATATATATCACATATAGATAAAACTGATAGTGAATTTTATAATAAATTTATTAGATATGCTGAAAAATTTGAAATAGATCCTATTTTAATAACTAAATTAAATAAACTATTTATAGAATAAAATTTACTATAAATTATAATGAATATTTTAATTTATGGTGGAAAGGGTTGGATTGGTAGTCAATTTTGCGAATCTCTTAGACTTATTAATTTTAAATACACTGTTTCGAATACTCGAGTAAATACTATAGAAGATGTTATGAATGATTTAAATAATAATCCTGAAACTACACATGTAATATCTTTTATAGGTAGAACACATGGAAAAATAAATGGGAAAACATACTCTACAATTGATTACTTAGAACAACCTGGAAAAATAAAAGATAATGTTCGAGATAATTTATTTGTACCATTAATTATAGCAGAAGCTTGTAAAAAATATAGTAAAAATAATCGATTTGTTCATTATACATATTTGGGAACAGGTTGCATATTTACTTATGATAAAGAACATAAATATGAAAAAGAAGAAAACGGTTTTAAAGAAGAGGATACACCTAATTTTTTTGGTTCTGGATATTCAGTTGTAAAAGGTACGACAGACAAATTAATGAATTTAATGAATAGTAATAATTGTTTGAATTTAAGAATAAGAATGCCTATAACAGGTAAAGATAATCCTAGAAATTTTATTACAAAAATAACACATTATGAAAAAATATGCTCAATTAAAAACTCTATGACTGTATTACCAGAATTCATACCAATAATAATAGATATGATGAAGAAACAAATAACTGGAACAGTGAATTTAACAAATCCTGGGTTGATTAGTCATAATGAAATATTAGAAATGTATAAAGAGTATGTTGACCCAAATTTCACTTGGAAAAATTTTACAATTGAAGAACAAGCCGAAATTCTAGCTAGTGAAAGAAGTAATAATTATTTAGATACTACTAGATTACAAACTTTATATCCAAATGTTAAAAATATTAAGGATTCTGTTAGATGTATTTTAAAAGATTATGTTAAGAAAACCAACTTACAAATGGGAATAAAAGAAAATAATATGAAACACGTAAATAATTTATTAGTAACAGGGGGATGTGGTTTTATAGGATCGAATTTTATTAATATATTATATGATAAATATTCCCATATTAATATAATAAATATTGATGCCTTGTATTATTGTGCCGATATAAATAATGTTAAAGAGAATGTGCGAAATAGCGATAGATATACTTTGATAAAGGGTAACATTTGTTCTCAAGACTTGTTAAAACATATACTTGAATTTTATAATATAGATACTGTTATTCATTTTGCAGCTCAATCTCATGTTCAAACTTCATTTACTGATTCTTTACAATATACAAAAGATAATGTAATAGGGACTCATACTTTATTAGAATGTTGCAGAATTTATAATAAAATAAATAGGTTTATTCATGTATCAACAGATGAAGTATATGGTGAATCATTGTTAGATGTAACAGAAGACAAAAAAACAGAACAGTCTTTATTATGTCCAACAAATCCGTATGCTGCATCAAAAGCAGCAGCAGAATCATTCGCACAATCCTATATTAAATCTTTCAATATGCCCATAATTATTACTAGAGGCAATAATGTATATGGACCAAATCAATATCCCGAAAAAGTAATTCCAAAATTTATTAAGCAATTAAAAAATGGAGAGAAATTAACAATTCAAGGAAATGGAACTTGTGTTAGAGGATTTTTACATGTAAAAGATACAGTTAATGCGTTTATAAAAATATTAGAACAAGGTAAAATAGGAGAAATTTATAATATAGGTTGTGATGAAGATATGGAAATTAGTATATTAGATTTGGCTAAGAAATTACATAAATTATTTAATAATAAAAGACATTTTCAAGAGAGTGTTAATTATATAAAAGATCGCCCATTCAATGATCAGAGATATTATATATCTAATGAAAAATTAAAAAAAATGGGATGGACAATTAATATTAATTTGGAAAATGGATTAAAAGATTTAATTAAATAGTGTAATATAATGAATAAATATCCATTTGTATATTTATTAAGAGATACTAAATTCGTAGATATAGATGATTTTTTTGAAAAAAATAAAAAAAAATTAAGTTGCACACTCGAAATTATATCATTAAAAGATATAAAAAAATTAAATAACTTATTTGATACCAATCATCATATTTTAATTACTTATGGAGATACAGAAAAAATATATTATAACACAGTTATGTCAAATATAGCAGGTAGAATGAGAAATAGATGGCTTCATATGAAATCTATTACTGACATCGCTAATTTTAATTTTCGAGTAAATAGTTGTTATATTAACGAGGTGATAAAAAAAAGAGAGTTAACTAGACCCAAATTTTCTGTTTTTACAACTTGTTATAAATCTTATGATAAAATAAAAAGAGCATATTCAGGGTTAAGTAAACAAACTTTTCTAGATTGGGAATGGGTAATTTTAGATGATTCCCCTGAAGATGGACATTTTTTCTATATTAGAGAATTTTGTAAAAAGGATAAAAGAATAAGATTATATAAAAGAGATTATAACAGTGGTAATATAGGAAATGTTAAAAATGAAGCGGTTGGTTTATGTAGAGGAAGATATGTTCTAGAATTAGATCATGATGATATAATATTACCAGATTTATTAAGGGATGCGTTTAATATTTTTGAGTCAGATAAAGAAATAGGATTTGTATATGCTGATTTTACAAATATTATGGAGAATGGTGGAGATTATGAGTATGGAGATTATTTTGGTAAAGGATACTGTGGATATTATTTACAAAAATATAATAATTCCTGGAGATATATATGTTCACATCCAGGAATAAATAATATAACTTCTAGTCATTTAGTATGTTTACCAAATCATCCACGAATTTGGAAACGAAAAACTTTATTAGAATTGGGAAATTATAGTGAATTTTTACCAATTTGTGATGATTTTGAAATATTATTAAGAACTGTTTGCAATACAAAAATAGCAAAACTTCATAAGCTTGGATATGTTCAATTTATGAATAACAATAATAATAATTTTTCTTTAATTAGAAATAAAGAAATAAATAGATTAGGTCCATTTCATATACAACCTCAATTTTATAAAAAATATAATGTAAATGAAATAATGAAAACAAAAAATGCATATGAAAATGAAAAATATATATATTCGGGAAAAACGCAAATATGGAAGCGAAAAAAAGATTGGACTTATAATATATGTAATATTACTGTTAATCCTGATTTTGACAAACAATATTGTTTACTAGGTATAAATATATTATATAATGAAAAAATAAAAGAATTATATAAAAATCCAAAAAATGATTTTATGGTTTTATGTAATTCTGAACTCAGTAAAAAAAAAGATTTAACACAAACATTGGACAAATTAGGGTTTGATAGAATGAAATGTTATTCTTTAAAGGCTACAGATCAAGAGTTAATAAATTATTTTCATTTAATATGTAAATATACAGATAATTATGAAATATTTTCTGGTAATGAATCTACATTAAAAATTGTAGAAATTAAAGATAATTTTACAGAGACTAATAATTTTCCCACCAGATATAGTATAATAAATAATAGTATTGATAATCACACATCATATTTGGAAATTGGGGTAGAAAGTGGATTTACATTTCAAAATGTAAATATAGATAATAAAAAAGGTGTAGATCCCGATCCAAAATGTAAGGATGATAGAATAATAAAAAAAACGAGTGATGATTTTTTTGTAGATAACAAAGATAAATATGATATAATATTTATAGATGGAATGCATCAATCAGATTATGTATTGAGAGATTTTAATAATTCAGTTGATTGTTTAAATGAAAATGGATATATATATTTAGATGATGTGTTACCCTTAAATGAGCGTGAACAACATAAAATTCCAATCAAACATGTTTATGAAAAGGGAATATTAAAATATAGAGAATCTTGGACAGGTGATGTATGGAAATTTGTATATTACTTGATTAAACATAAAGAAAAACAAATAAATTTTAAATTATTTACTCATAAAAATTATAGAGGAGTTTTAAAAATAAAAATAAAAAATAAATTTGAAATCTCTCCAACAATAATCAGTGATATAGAAAAATATGATTATAATACTGATTTTGAAAATTATAAAAATATATTAATGAATAAAATGGATATGTCAACAAAAAATACTCATTAAATATAGATATAATATATAAGTATAATATATATTATGGCAAGTTTAACTATAGGTGAATCAATATTTAAATACTATCCTGAATCTTGGACACCAAATAAAAGTGATGAAAGAAAACGCGTCCGTGTAAAATGGAAAAACGATGCAAATAGATATGATAGTTATAAAGGAATAATACAAAAGGTATCAGGAAAGAAAATTAAAATATTATTTGATGATGGGAGTAGTTTTAATGGAAATCCAAATAAAAGAAGTGATAATCCTATACAAAATGGATATATTATGATAAAAGAGATTAAAATAATGGATCCAGAAAAGTACAGTGGGTTTGAAAAACACGCAATAGGAATTGAATTAGAAAAAGATAGCTTAGGAGGAGCGGCGTTTAGAGAAAAATATGGCATTAAAAAACCTCCAGTTCATCTTGGTAAACCATTAAACACACAAGTTCCTATTGGTAGTAATTATCAAGCTAATATTCCTCCAAAACAAGGTGGTAGAAGACATAAAAGAAGGAAAACTAGAAAAAAACAAAAGGGTGGAGAGAGAACACCAGGGAATTGGATAAAATATAATGAAATACTACCAACTGATATATGTATTAGATGTAATGAACAATTAATGAATCCACAATCGCCTGAGAAAACAGCATACTTCATGATGTGCGGTTGTGTAGTACATACAGATTGTTTAAGAAAAATTTGTAATAAAGAAGATGAAGACGACTCGGACGACAACGACCCTGATGATTTACCTCCATGTCCTGGTATTATAGGTGAAGACAATGAGGGCCCAATTGTATGTGGTCTCGAAATATGGGAATCGTGTACAGATGTAGATGAATATTTAAAAGCTATCAATGGTGAGGAGAGCGAGATGGACTCATCTGATGATATATTAGCGAACCCACATAATTACTGGCGCATTGTGGCATCAGCAACACCGACGGCATCAGCTCCCATTGCGGGTGGTGCCCGCAGACGTAGAAGAAAAACAAGGAGAAAATCTAAAAAAAGACGAAGAAAATCTCGTAGAAAAAGAAAAAAGAAAAGAAAATCCCGTAGAAGAAAAAGATAAATATTTTTAAATAATTCTAGTTAGAGATAATTCAACTATAATTATTATATGTCTTTAGAAATTCATAAAAAAATAGAGGATAAGTTGGCTTTTTTTATAACAGAAAAAAAGATACCTCATATAATTTTTTATGGCCCATCTGGAAGTGGTAAAAGAACAATTTTAAATAGATTTATTTATAATATTTATGAAAATGATAAACATAAAATAAATCAATATGTAATGTATGTAGATTGTGCTCATAGTAAAGGTATAAGATTTATACGAGATGAATTAAAATTTTTTGCAAAAACAAATATACATAATAAAAGTAATTTATTTAAATGTATTGTACTTTTTAATGCAGATAAATTAACAATGGACGCACAATCTGCTTTAAGACGATGTATTGAAAAATTTAGTCATACAACTAGATTCTTTATTCTTGTAGAAAATGAAAATAGATTATTAAAACCTATATTATCTAGATTTTGCAATATTTATATTCCGTTACCTACAATTAATAATACAATTCAAAGTTTACACGATTTCAATAAAAAAGATATTATTAATCACGAGTTTTTAAATAAAAGAAAGAGTTGGTTAAAAAAAAATATTATAAAAAAAAGTAATTATAAATCAATAAATAGTTGTAATAATCTTTCTGAAAAATTATATCAAAAAGGATATAGTGGTATGGATATTTTAGATATTATTGAAAATGATAAAACTATTAAAAAAAAGAATAAATATTTTTATTTAATTTATTTTGATAAAATTAGAAGTGATTTTAGAAATGAGAAATTATTTATGTTTGTAGTTTTAAATTTATTTTTTATGCGGAAAAACCTAAATTTAGAAAATATTTTAGAAATGTAAATGGACGATTACAATGTTAATGTTTTATCTGAAGCTAAAAATGAATACTCTTCACGATTAGTAACAATTTTAACACCTTTAATGATTGAAGGTGTTAGATCTATTTTTGATGAAGCTACAAAATTATGTTTAGATAATGATGAAGAAGAAAAATATTTAATGACTTTTCAAAATTTTCTCTCCAGAGTTCCAAAATGGAATAGCACAATCATCGATGAAGAAACAAAAAGAATAATAACAAAAAGTAATTGTGGATATTTAGAAGATCTTTTAACTTGTGTGCATATTACACAATTAAAAATTTTAACTAGTATTAGAGTGTCACAAAAACAAAAAAAAATAGATATTGATATCCCAAAATTAAATACATTTATACATCGTTGTTATATTACATTTGCTAGAAAACTTTATTCAAATGTTTATTTGTATGAAAGCAATATTTTACCTTTAAATTTTCAAAAAAATATGAGAGAAGCAGAATTAATGTGTCAAGAAGCTATATTAAAAGTAATTAGAGATAATATGCCAGTTGAAAAAATATTAAGAGCATATATAGATGAAACAGTGGACGAGGAAGTGATTGAAGAGACTATTGAAAAAGAAGTTACTGAACTTGAAAAGAAAAAAATGGAAGAAGAAATGACAGAATCAATAAAAAATGAAGACAAAAAAGAAGGAATAACTAAAAGCGATGATACAGTTACTCTTGAAAAACCACAATTAGAAAAAGCAAAGATTGTAGCTAATGCGTTAGCAGACGAATCTTCTGTAGAAGAACCTGTAAAAGCTGCATCTGTATCTGAATCAAAACCAAGTGAACATAATATTAAACTAACTATTGAAACACCAAAAGCAGACGAGCCTGTAAAATTAAATAATGATGTTGTAAATAAATTATCATTTAATGATACAGATAGTGTTGTTAGTTATGATACAAAAGCATCTCCTTCTGCAAACCCTGAACCGGAAAAAGTTGAAGCCCCTAAGACTTTAGAAAGATTAGAAAAAATTGCATATGATCAAAATGAAAAAAGAAAAGCAGAAGAAGCAGAATATGATGATGAGGAGGATGATGATGAAAAATTACAAATTTTTGGAGAAATAGATTTAAAATTGGATAATATGGATGTTCATAATTTAGATAAAAAACTAAATATCGAACCATCTCCTATTTTGAATGATATTGAAGTTCTTGGTTAATGCGTCTATTTATATAAATATTAATGAAATAATTATATAAATGTCAGATTCTATATTTGTTACGGGAGTTGCTGTTAGTTTTGCATATTTACTTTTTCGATTTATTGAGATGAGATTTATTTTAAAAGAAAATAAACCACTCAAGGTTTTAGCTAGAGATACATTACTTGTTTATTTAAGTGTTATATTAGGAAATTTTGTTATGACTCAAATAGGCGGATTTGATATAGTAAAATCAGTGCCTCAAGTATTTACAAATAACCCAGATTTTTAATATTATTAACAATATTTAAACCATATTATATATATAATATAATATGGAATTTGTATTACTTTCACAAACTTGTAGAACATTATATGATAAAGATTACTTGGATAATATGAAAAAGGTTGAAGATTTAAAAAGACACCCTATTATTAAATTTAATAATTTATATCATTATTTTGATAAAGTTACTATTTTCCAAGTAAATATTAAACAGCATATTCAAAGATTAGTTTTAGATACTCCTATATTTGAAAGTATGATTGATAATATAGAGTGGTTAAACGATGAAGTAATTTTTATCAAAGATTTGCAAAAAATTATTAAAAGAGAGCTTATGGAAATAACAAATCATACTGAATCAAAATGGTGCGGAGAAACCACTATAATGATAGTAAACAGTATAAAAGGTGCTTTAAAGGGATTACAAATGTGTGGAAATCCAACTCAAAATTCAGTTAGAGATATGATAATATGTATTATATTTTCAATGTGTTCTACAAATGATAATTATTCTCCTATTCTTGATAAAATATCTTATATGAAATGTTTTCATTGTAAAAAATTTTCTAATAAAGTAGTTGATTTTGGAGAGTTGATATGTGAATCTTGCATTAAGAAGGACTAATAGTAATTGGTGTTAATTTCCAAGATGAAATAGAATTAATAATTATCTTTTCATCTATTTTATTTTTTAATTTGACTTTTTGACCATTAAACTGTGAACCTATAATTATCCAAGCATTTGGCATATATTTATAAAGTTGATTACCATCATCAAAGGTGTTAATTTTATGAAGTATTCCAAAATCCATTTATATTTAATATTAATATATCTTTAATATTAAATTCAATTTTATACCATAGTTTCCATTTTATCAATATTAATTATCTTTTGTTTTTTTATTTTTTTTTTCGAACTAATAAAATTATTAAAAATAGGTTTTGATATTTGAGTTTTTGGTATATGGTTATGAACAGTTCTAACAATCATTTTATATAACTTAAATTCTGGATATCTTTCTTCACCATTATTTTTATATAAAATATTTCTACCTTTATCATCTTTTGTCCATTCCATAATTAATTTTGCAATTGGATTTTTTATTGTATGTTGATCGTCTACATCTTCTACAAAATAATCAAATAAGGAACATCCTAATCTACATAAATCAAAACTTTTATTAGGAATTAACCTTGGTTTTTTTTCATTAAAGTAAGGTTTGCAATTATATTGTGTTGCTGCATCACCTTTTGGATGATAACTATCGCTACAAATTGTTTTTCCGTTAAAATTATATATTGCTCTACCAAAATCAATGATTTTATAAATTTTACCATATGTTGGAACCCTATAATACACATTATCTAACTTATAATTTATAAATTTTCTATCGGTTTTAATATACATAATATTATTTGTATGTAAATCATTATGAGTAAAGTTAAATATCTTTTGATATGTAACTAACATCATTATAATTTGAAATAAACAAGATTTCCATTCATTATCTGTTAATTCATTATCTTCATCATCTAATAAGGAATCTAATGTATTTTCTAATTTTTCTAAACAAATCATTTGAACTGGAAAATTATATATTGTTGCATTTACTTTTTCTTCTGAATCCATACTTGAATATTCACTCATTTGTGAATTAGAAAGACTAGAATCATTTTCTGTATTACTTTTTGAATCTTCGTCGCTTTCTTCTTCATCAGTATTTGATGATCTCGAAGAACATGTAGAATTTGTTTTTCTTTCACTTTTTTCTTTATTTTTATTATCATTCTCAATAGAATATTCTTCTGTTAACGATGCTTCGTGTATTTTCAAATTTTTTGTTGTTAGTTCAAATATATCTTCAAAAATATTATTATCTATAGTTTCACATTCAATATCTATTTCTTCAGTATTTTCTAGGTTAATTTTTTTTCTATAATTTCTTGTATCACTAAATAATAATTTTTCTTCATCTATATCTTGTACTTCAAATAATGAATCTTTATTCTTATGATAAAAATTTGAATCATATAAATATTCCAAATCATCGTATACATTTAAATGAAATTTTGTTTGTATTGATAAAAAACTACCATAAAAATTTATTCCATGTATAAATCCAGAATTATTCATTAATTTAGATGATAAATATGAAAAAAAACTATCTACATATGCTGAATTATTTGCATCTAATACTTTTTTACAACATTTATTATCATTTGGTTTTGGTAAACAACATAATTCTTCTACATGCATATGTTTATATTTGCCAACCATAAATTTTATAGGATCTAAAAGAGGGGAAAATTTAAAAAAGGATTTACATTTTATTATATTATTACTATTATCCATAACTTTAATATCAAAATTATTATTATTATCCCTATTTATAACCTTTGTAATAGAATATTTATTATTTAAATTGATAGTATTGAAGTTATTCTCATCAATATTAAAAAATTGAGAATATAATGGAATATAATTTTGAATATTAGAAAATCCATTTTTTTCTAAATAATTAAATAAATCAACATTATTATTCTTTTTATAAAAGAGATCAAACATTAAAACTTATATATAAGTTTTTTATTCTAATTAAACTAATTTGTGCGTAAAAAAATTAAAAAATAAGTGGAATTCTTTAATATAGAGAATGAATTTAGAATTAAAAAAGTTTGATATGAAAAAAATTACATTTAAGCCCAATGAAAATCAAGGACCTGTAATTGTTCTTATTGGTCGTCGTGATACAGGAAAGAGTTTTTTAGTAAGAGATTTGTTATATTATCAACAAGATATTCCTATTGGAACAGTTATTTCTGGAACAGAGGCGGGGAATGGATTTTATGGATCTATGGTGCCTAAATTATTTATTCACGACGAATATAACACTGCAATTATAGAAAATATATTAAAAAGACAAAAAATAGTTATGAAACAAGTAAAAAAGGAAAAGGCGGCATATGGTAGATCAAATATTGATCCAAGAACTTTTGTAATTTTAGATGATTGTTTATATGATAATAGTTGGGCAAGAGAAAAATTAATGAGACTTCTTTTTATGAATGGTAGACATTGGAAAATAATGCTGGTTATTACAATGCAATATCCTCTTGGAGTTCCTCCAAATTTAAGAACAAATATTGATTATACTTTTATATTAAGAGAACCATATATTGCAAATAGAAAACGAATTTATGAAAATTTTGCAGGAATGTTTCCTACATTTGAAAGCTTTTGTCAAGTAATGGATCAATGTACTGAAAATTATGAATGCCTTGTTGTAGCAAATAACGCCAAATCCAATAAACTTGAAGACCAGATTTTTTGGTATAAAGCAACTGCTCATAGAGATTTCAAATTAGGTTCTAAGGAATTTTGGGAAATGTCAAAAGGGCTTGATTCAGATGATGATGAGGGTGAAGCATTTGATCCTAGAGGTGGCAGGAAAGGCCCTGCTATTAATGTTAAAAAGAGTAAATGGTAAATTATCATAAAAAATTTTTTAAATGATAATTTATTTAAAATATCAATGGGCATCCGTGTGCGTCCAGAACTGCTCCTTCGGTGGCGGTCCAAACAATACCTAATATATAGAATATAAGAATACCAATTGCCCATATACAAGCTCCACAGTTGCCAAAACATTTAATAAATGATTCTTTATCGTTCATTAAGGAATATTCATCATCAGTCTCTTTTTCCTTACAGCAACATAAACAGCAAGCTGACCCCATTAGAATTAAGCAACAACCACCAAATAATATACCCATATACATTCCAAATAAATCCCATCTTCCTATATTACCAAATCCTGATCCAAATACGCCTGTAAATGGAATTGCTTGTAAGACTAGTGGGGCCACATGATCGTGTCCCGATTTTTTACACTGACCTAGATCATTATCAAATGTATAACATTTTTTGGCAATACAATAATTCTCATTTTTTACTTGTTCTAAACAAGGATATGGACATTTACATTTGGCAGGCAATCCCGTGCAATTAAATTTTGGACTATCAACAACAGATTTAGTATTCAAAATCCTAAAACTGCTTGACATTGCAGTTGATAGGAAAACAGAGAACAAAACAGTAGTAAGAGTTAGTTTCATAGTTGGGCTGGTGGATTTATACATCATACAATTAATTATCTATTGTGTTTGATAATGTATTTTCAATTTTCAAATTAAAAATACTTATCAATGACTGGGATATTTCCTTGCTTGGTATTTTTTCCCCTTTTTCCAATTTTTTATATTCTATTTTATCTATATTTAATTTTTTACACATAATATCAATACTTAATTTATTAAGTAGTCTTAGTTTCAAGATAATCTTACCTGATTCTTCTGCTTCATTTACAAAAAAATTTGAATCAGCATCTGGAGATAATATTTTTGGAGAGATTTTATTATAAACATTTCTTTGTAATTGAGTAGTGATTATTTTCTTTGGAGGCATTATTAATAACTAGATTTATCTTTCTATATTACTTCAATTTGTTTAAAATTTCCGCCTCCAAGAACTTTATCCAGTTGTACTTCTCTATTTTTTCGTGCTATTATTTCACTTATTTTACAATTATGAGATTCTGGTGTTCTATGTTTTGGACAAAATGATTTACCACATTTACAAACAATACATAAATCAACCATAGTGAGTTTCTTTTTACATTTTTTACCGTCTTCCAATTTGCATTTACATCTTGGAACCTTTTTTTTGGTTTTTTTAGGTTCTTGAACTTGGGATTTCTCGTTTTCCATATTTATAAATAGTAATAAATTTTATTAATTTATATTTAATAAAATTCAATTTTAATCTTTTTTCTCTTCATCTTGATTATCCACTACCTTTTCAGTAACTTCTACCTTAACATTTTCTTGGATTTCTTCTGTAGATGGTTTAATGAGTCCTCTATCTATTGCATCTTGAGCAGCTGATCCTCTTGGCACATTATCACCTTCAAACAACTCTTTGCGAATATCAGCAGATGTTACTTCTTCTTTTTGACCTAATACATTTTCAATAGTATTATTGACTCCAACAAGTTGACCATCCTTATTAATATTTTGAGTTAGTTTATTACCAGATTCTTTTGCCATTTTTTTATTTTCTTCTATTGCATCGCGTTTTGCTTCCAATACTCGTTTTTCAAATTGTGTTTTTGCTGCGGATTCATTTTTATTTTTTTCACTCATTAGTTGATTTAATTCTTCTTCTAAATATTCTACTCTACCAGTTTTATATGCTTCTGGTTCCCAGGGCATCCACATACCAACGGGTCCTACATATACATTATGATTGGGATCAACTTCTCGTAATAATTTGCATCGTAATTCAGCCTCTTGTTGAGTGGAATATACTCCGCGGATTTTCAATCCTCTTGTGCTTGTTTGAAATTCATGCACTGAATTAAATTCATCGTCTAGTCTATCTTCATTAGCATCTAAAAAGTTTTTATATTCGTCTCTTACATAATTTGTAGTAAATGTCTCTTTTTCACTCTTTGTATATTCTTGAAAATCTTTCATAACCTCATCGAAGTTAATATTATGCTTGTATGAAACAAAATTAAGAAATTGTGTAAATTTTTGAACACTCTTTGTAAAATCATAATGTTTTAGGAATTCTTGAAATAAAAAATGGTTTTTTTGTTTTAAAATATTTTCGGGGCTCACAAAACTAACACAAACAAATTTTTGTCCAGAAATGGGTTTATCCTCTTCTAATAAATCAACATATTTAGGGTTTGTTGATCCATCGGGATTTTTTTGATATACACATCCTACTTTTGACATTTTATAATATTTTAAGAAGTTTTTGTTTTAAGTTTTAATTTTAATATATATTTTTTTCTTAATATTATTTATAATGCTTCAAAAATTAGCAGAGATGATTGATTTAGGAGAACTTGTACGCAGAGCTGTCAAATATCTTGTAGAAGGTGTTATGGTTGCTATTGCCGCTTATGCTATTCCAAAAAAATCCTTGAACCTTGATGAAGTTGCACTTATTGCTCTTACAGCTGCTGCAACTTTCTCTATTCTTGATACATATGTTCCATCAATGGCTGTGAGTGCTCGTAGTGGTGCAGGATTTGGTATTGGTGCCAATCTTGTAGGTTTCCCACGAATGTAAATAAAAAAAATATTAGTTAATAATTAATATTTTTTACTTGTTAGATTAAATTGTTGGTACAAATTCCCATTGTAATTCTTTACATATTTTTTTCCAAATTTCATCTTGTTCTATTCGTTTTACTGGATCTTTTAACATTGGAAAAAATGGTAAAAAAGTTTTTTCATCCAATAATTCACACATTTTATACAGAACATAATAATAATTTAAAAAGTTGACTCTATCATCAGGACAATGTTTTGCATAAGGCATTTGGATTTCCATAAAAAGATTACATAATTTATCTTCTAATTCTGGACTCATAATTGGTGGACGAATACCTAATTTATCTTTTATAAAAGGTATATGTTCATAATATTTATTATATCCTAATTTTTTTAAAATATCTTTTGCTTTTTTATTTGACATTTGTTTTAAAGTTATTCTTTCTTTTTTAATTTGATTTCTAATATTTTCCAATACTTCTTCTGGTATTTGAGTTGTTTCTTTTGCTTGAAATTGTGCAAGAATTTCTCTAAAATGATTAATTCTTTTATATGCATAAAAACATACTTCTTTAGGTGGTTCTTTATAAGATGGTTTTTCATGTTCTACTAAAAATTGCTTTTGAACACCACATTTATTACATATAACTAATCCTTTATAATCTACTTGAATCCATTCTCCTCCACATTTTTCACAAATTTCATAATTTATTACATAATTATTAATATTCAAATGTCCTTCATCTAAATTTATTAAATATTTATTAATATTTGTTTCATCTACGATCTTTTTATCTATTTTTTTATTTGGATTAAAAAATGAATGTAATATTTTTTTTTTATTTATATCAATCCCTTCTGACATTTTTTTCTTTTTTTCAAAATATTCAAAGATAATATTTGAATTCTCTAATAAATATTCTTTTTTTTCTTGTTTTATTTTTGATATTTTTATTCTTATATCTTTTATTTCATCTTGTATATTTAACTTCTCTTCAATATTAGTTATTTTTTCTAATTTTTTTTTTAATATTTTTTTTTGTTTTATCAACGCCGGAATTGTAATTTCTTTTATTGTTTTAAACTCTTTCATTTTTTCATTATGTTTACCATCTAAAGTAACACTAGCTTTTTTATTAACCTTAATTTTTTTTGTGGCCTTTGGCTTAAAATTAGGCATAATATATTTACATTTATCAAAAAATATCTAATTCAAAATAAATTTAAATTATAAATCGTAATATTTTGGCGAAGTTTTTCTAAAAATGTATATATGGATGTTGATATAAATATTGATACAACAGATATAAAAATAGATTGCATTATGTTACAAAAAATGATATTTTTATACAATACTTTAGAAAAAGGTTGGACTATTAAGAAAAAAAAGAATGCATATGTTTTTACAAAAAATCACGAAGGTAAGAAAGAAGTTTTGTTAGAAAACTATCTCAAACGATTTATGCTGGAAAACTTAGATATAAGTAAAATTGGGTGATCATTGTGTTATTTTTAATTTAATTAATTAATTAATTTAAAAATTAAAAAATTTTTTTCTTTAGCAATATTATAACCATGGGTGGTGGATTAATGCAACTCGTAGCTTACGGCGCACAAGACGTCTATCTTACAGGTAACCCTCAGATTACTTTCTGGAAGGTTACATACCGCAGACACACTAACTTCGCAATGGAATCTATTGAACAAACATTTAACGGACAAGCCGATTTCGGTCGTCGTGTTCAGTGCACTATCTCCAGAAATGGTGATCTTGCATACCGTACATATCTTCAGGTTACTCTTCCTGAAATCAACCAGGCCGATGCTCCAGTCAACGGAGAAGACTGCCTCGCACGTTGGTTAGATTGCCCAGGAGAACAGATGATCTCTATGGTTGAAGTCGAAATTGGTGGTCAGCGTATCGACCGTCAGTATGGTGACTGGATGCACATCTGGAACCAGCTCACTCTCACCAGTGAACAGGAAGCCGGATACCACAAGATGATTGGCCAAACCAGTCAGCTTACATACCTTACCGATCCTGATTTCGCAGCAGTAGCAACTGCTTGTGGCGCAGCTGATGTCCCAGAAGCTGTTTGTGCCCCAAGAAATGCTCTCCCAGAAACTACTCTTTATGTTCCTCTTCAGTTCTGGTTCTGCCGCAATCCAGGTCTTGCACTTCCTCTTATTGCTCTTCAATACCACGAAGTCAAGATTAACATCGAACTTCGTCCTCTTGATGAATGCCTTTTCGCTGTTAAGAAAGTTACACCAAACACAACAAACTCAGAAAAAGTTTCCAATGCTTATGCTAAATCACTTGTAGCTGCATCTCTCTATGTTGACTATGTTTTCCTTGATACTGATGAACGCAGACGCATGGCACAGAACCCACACGAATACCTCATCGAACAGCTTCAGTTCACTGGTGATGAATCCATCGGTTCTTCATCCAATAAAATCAAGCTTAACTTCAACCACCCTTGCAAAGAAATTGTATGGGTTGTTCAGCCTGATATGCATGTTGCATACTGTGACTCCTTCTTAGGTGGTCGTCTTATGCACCGCGCACTTGGAGCACAGCCATTCAACTACACTGATGCAGTTGATGCTCTTCCTGACTCCATCCTTGCATACGGATCTTCTCGCCAGACTCGTGGCACTGGTGCTTCCGGCACTAATGCTGTAATCGATTCTGATGGTCTTTTCAATGATACTTACGCCAGAGATATCTCTGGAGTAGGAACTGCTGATTACAATGCCGCACACGCTGACTTTGTTGACGGTGTTGCTGCTACAGCTTCCTCACTCGGAACTACCGTCAATGATATGAGTGATACACATGTCGGTGGAGCTATCAGTGGATCTGTTTCTAACGGTCTTACCGATGCTGGTGTTTTCGTTCTTGCTGAATCTGCACTTAACATGCACTGCTGGGGTGAAAATCCAGTTGTTACCGCTAAGCTTCAGCTTAACGGACAGGATCGCTTCTCTGAACGCGAAGGAACCTACTTCGACCTTGTTCAGCCATACCAGCACCACACACGCAACCCAGACACTGGTATCAATGTTTACTCATTCGCACTTCGCCCTGAGGAACACCAGCCATCTGGAACTTGCAATTTCTCCAGAATTGACAACGCTACTCTTCAGCTTGTTGTTTCTGCTGCCGCAATCGGTGGAACACAGACCGCCAAGGTCCGTGTCTATGCCACTAACTACAATGTCCTTCGTGTCATGAGTGGTATGGGAGGTCTTGCATACTCCAACTAAGTTTTCTACTTGGTTT